ATTAAGTTCTGATAATGAAGTTCCTTTAGCGATTGCGGTTTTATAATTTTCTGCTTCTCTTTTTAATATTTTTTCAGGGTAAATTCTTCCGTTTCTATTTGGAGTATTGTATTTTTGTAGCACAGCATAAAACTCAAATGGTTTGGAGTAATCTAACATATTTTTAGATTCTTTAATTATTTGAGCATTATGTTTGTCAGTTGGTGATATATAACCCGCATCATATTCTACCAATATACCTTTACCAATTTCATTTGGTGCTAATATTTTCATATTATTATTTTATAATAAATATGTTGTTTAAGGTATATTTCATTATTTAATAGAAATAGTTTCTTTTTTGGTTAAACTAAATGAATAAGAATCGTTCTTTTTGAAGTTTTTATTTATGATTCCGTCTGTAATTTTTTTGATTTCATTCTTAAGTAATAATGACTTAAAATCTTCGTTTTGGTTTTTTAAGTAAAAAAAACATTCTAAATTTAGAAATGATTTTTTATTTAGTTGAATTCCGCTTGACCTTAAATCTAAATCAACAATAAATTTTTCGTTAAAAATGTTTGTATTTAGGTAGTCTAAAATTGCGTGTTTGATTTGTCTTGATAAATTGTTAACTGACCTTTGTGGTGATTCTATTTCTTTTTTAGGTTCAGCCCAAGTTTGAATGTTGAGGTAAATTGATTTTAGTGTTCTTGAATCCACTGTTCCATAGTTCACTTTATAAGAACGATAACCTGTTAGTTTCGTACTTTTTCCTTTCTTCATGTTTTTCCATTATGTGTAGTTTATTTTTTATAAAAATACACAATAAAATTAACCATGTCAAAGAATTTTACTATTTTTGGTGATATTTGTAATTATATGATAATAGTAAATTTAGATAACAAAACGCCAATAGATAAGGCACTTAAAATGTTAAAAAATAAGGTAATAAAAACAAAACAAAACGACATTTTAAGAGAGAGAAAAGAATACACTAAAAAATCCGTTGTTTTAAGAACCCAAAAGAAAAAGGCTATTTACCAACAAAAAATTACAAGTTCTCGTTAAGAGTTTTTAATTTTATTAGTGATATTGAATCTATAGTATCGTTTTTAATTTTAGAAATTGTTTCGGTAATTCTTTCTTTAGTTTCTACATCAGATTCATTTAACATATTCTCCAATTTTTCAATTACAAGTTCACTTAAAACTTCATATCTTTTAGATATTTCATTTTTAGGTAATGTTAAATATTTTTTAACCTGATTTAGTTCAGATTCATTTAAGTCAGTTAGATAATTTTTTAAGTTTTCGTTAGCGACCTCAACAATTTTTTCCAAAGGAATATTAATAAGTTCAGTGGTGGATTCTTTAGTTGTTAAATTAGAAATAATCTTATTTTTACTTTCTATAATATTTTCAATAACTAACGTACTTTTATTAAAGATAGTATCAATATCTTTATATTGGTTTTCACATTTAGTCCCACTAACCCAAGATTCTAATAATGAAATAGATTTTTTAGAAAACTTAATTTTATTAAAAATGTCTATACATTCATTAACATAGTCCTCGGCAAATTTCTTATCAAACCCTTTAGATTTGGAAATTTCATTGTATATGTGATATGCCCTACTAATACCCTCATTCTTCAAAACAACATCTCTAAAGGTCTTAATTTCTTTATTAAAACTATTCTTTGAATAAGATTCAGTTAATTTTTTTTCTATTTTTGATTTTAATATTCCAAATTCCATGATATTATAATTTACAATAAATATTAGTCATTTAAGAGTTTATTCAATTGCTCCTCCATTTCACCTAAATAATTTTTGGCTCTAGACAAATCAATTATTTCATCATCCATTAACATATCATCATTTTCTAATAAGATATTGTAGTTAGAATCTTTTTTAGATTCGGGTGTTACTTCTCCTCCGGGTGGTGGTGCTCCTTCTCCGGGTGGTGGTGCTCCTCCTTCTTCCCCTCCTCCAGGTGGTGGTGCTCCTAAACCACCCAATCCACCGGGTTCAGGTGCGGTTTCTTCACCTCCTCCAGCTGGTGGAGCTGCACCTGCGGTAGTACCTGAAGATGAACCGTATAGTTTGTCAATATTATCAAAAATACCTGTTTTAATAATAACTGTTGCTGTATTTTCAAGTTCAGTGGCAACTGCTTTCTCAATTCTTTGTTGTTGTATATCAAGTTTAATTTCTTCATCTGACATACCCAATATATGTTTTTTAGCCCATGAATGAGATACAGGTGCAATTCCTTCTACTTTGGTTGTTGCGTCTTTGTATAGTAAAACTTTTTCTTTCCAAACATCAACTTTTAACAAGTCGGCTTGAGTTGATGGGTTTGTTAACGATAAGGTAAAGTTGGATAATTCATCTTCAAATCCAAGTAAAAACAAATGTATAATAGCGATTTTATTCATTTCGGCTAACATACTTTTTTGTATTCTATTAATAGTTCTTGCAAAACGAATATCTTGTAGTGATAAGTTTTTACCGTCTCCAGCAACTTCTTCAAATCCTAAAAACGCTTTTGGTACTCTCAAAGCTGTCAACAGTTTCTTTTGGATATATTCAATATCCGCAATTTCAGATAGGTTTTGAGCTCCTGGTAATGTTGTAATAGGGTCAGGTGCTGATGCGTCTCTAACAGGTATGAAATAATCTTGGTCTACAGCCATTTGATTAAATCTCAAATCCACATTACCTGTCTTATTGTCAACAACTTGGTCACGTTTGAATTTATTTGCAACACGTTGTACGTATGCTTCAACATCTTTATCATCCATATTACCAACAAACACCTTAAACATTCTTCTTTCAGGTGCTCTTGATGTACGATAAATTAACATGGCATCTTCAGATAACAAAAGTTGTTTCCAAATACGTCTTGCCTTTTCTAACATTGAAGTACCATAAGGAAGTTTTCTATCGTCACCCAATAATCTGAAGTGAGCAATTTCCCAAGTGTTAAATTCTAAATCTCTATTTTTCCAATTAAATCTTAATGTTTTTTGTTCCGATTCGTTATTATCCAAATTAGATTTACCTTTCATACCCTTTTCAACTCTTTCAATCTCAATGTTAGGTAATTGCAAGCAACCCACAATTCCTTTTTCGGGGTCAAGTTTTAAGTAAACAAAATTATCACCATATTTACAAACATTTCTAGTCCACATCACCAAGTTAGTGTTGATGTCTAATGCGTTGTTAAACAAATCCGCTAATACTGATTTTATACGTTTTGATTCTGAATATATTTGAAGAATAAAACCATTCTGATTTACAGTTGTTGATTCTTCAGCGTATATGTCTAATGCTGCCGAAATTTCTGGTGTGTACTCCATACTTTCGTAATCATAATATGATGCCAATCTTGTTGGTTCAAAGTAAACCCCTTGAGTGTAAAGATTATTTTCTATTTTTGTCCACTGTTGAGCAAGATATACGGTTTGTTGTGCCTGTAATTTTTGCTTTTCAAACTCTTGCTTATTTGTAGTCTTTAATAATTCTTTTTTATCATACCTGAAAGTAGGATAGTCCTGATTTAATAAAGAATTTGGACCAAAGGTTTGTGATAACCTTTGCCATATTGTTAAATTTTGACCATTTTGATTATTTTGAGTATTCTGTTCCATCTATTAAATTTAATCTATTTGTTTTTTTTATAAATACTATCTTCTTGAACCAAATAACCAACCATATGTTTCATAATCTTTCCTAGACGGTTCATTGTCAAATCTTTGATTTCCCATCATTGGGCCTGATGGTAATACGGGGTTAAACGATACCGCTTTACTTGTTTCTTCATTAATATTTACTTGCCATGAGTTTAACATCGCTTTGGTTTGGTCTGTTGCCTTTGTTAATTGACTAAATGAACTTTCACCAACGTATGTCGCCATAGAAATTCCCATTATCAAATCATCATGATGTCCTTTTTGGTGGTCAGGTCTACCATTGATATAGATAAAAGTATTCATCTCGTTAAATAACCTATGACTATACATCCTAAATCCGTGTCTTAACGCCTCCTCAAATGATGCAATTATTTGAACCCTCTTATTA